ATTAATAATCGCAGCAGGATGTGTAAATTCACCTTGCAGTTGATTATGGTTGAATAAGAAGAACATTTCATCTTCATCACTATCAACTTTAGATACCATGGCTTTAGTACTAAAAGTATTGGTTTTGCAATAACTCAGCACAAACAAAGGAAGACCATCGTGGAATGCAGAATGGCTTACTGTTGGTTTGTTAATCAACAGGCGATCTTTGATGTGTTGGTATTCTTCCAACTTATTAACTACTTCATTATAAGTTTTCTTACCTTTAAAACAAATTTCAACTGAATGATCAGTATCCATGATGTTAGTGCTATAGTTACGTACTTTGCAATTACGCATTACCGTAATCACATCGGTATCGAGTTTACTAACAGATTGTACATCATCACCATTAACATCAATGACTTTACCTACCACAACTTTACCATTAATGCCCACAGGACGAGAATAGAATGGAATACTGCTGTTATAGATAAACGACACACCATTCAAGTTAACGTAATCAATCGTACGCAAATTAAAGTTATCACGAGCCAGTTGCATGTAGTGATTCAACTCAACAGCAAAACTACCAGGTGTCAAGAACTCTTTGATGGAATCAATGTGTTCTTTCAAGTCGTCTGACAAAGTAACCACATCCATGTATTGTTTAATGTCGACGTCTTTAGCCACGTAAAATACTGAAGTCAGTACATTAAGGTTTTTACTGATGAACTCTTCCACTACGGCAGGAGGAAGGAAACGATGACTGTTAGGAGTATTAGTCCAAACCAACATGCGGAAGTATGCGGTACCGTCTTCTTCTACTGCCATCATTACTGGTTCAACGTGACAAGGTTTAATACCTTCTTCAACAATTTGTCCACGAATTTCATTAACAAATCCTTCAACGACTTCAGGATTTTTCGCACGATCTTTAAAGTTATTCACTTTGAAATCGTACACAAAGAAATCACCATTGTAGAAAGGTTTATAACTGTTATAAGCAGTCAATTCTTCAACGATGTCTTCTTTATTAAATTCATTGAACTTATGGATATGTTTACCATAGTTGTCTTCTGAAGCAAGATATTCTTTGTTAATGATGTAACCGATAGTAGTGCTACCAATAGCCATAGTAGTAATTGGTGAATGTACCTTACCTTCTATATCGCTATAACGAGCAAAGTATTCGTAATCCAGACGATTCAAGTCAACAGCAATCAATGACAGATTACCACCTCGTTTATTGGCATTATCGACAATATGCTTAGCGATACGATAATCAACAAAGCCAACAATGATTTCTTTGTCATCAGTATCATCAGAAACGAAACCATACACAAAGTTATTTTGATTAGGTTGGTAATCGTAAGGATGTGCATTTTCTTGAGTGGCGATAACGCCATAATTTCGATCCAAGATGATTGAACCAAAATTACCGATCGCAATAGTTTTATAACCTTTCTCTTGTATTTCGTGAATTACTTTCATGTATACTGCGGCAGAGAATTCATGAGGACCACAAGCGAGATGTTGTGCTTTCTCGTTATAGGGTGCTTGAGTAGATTGAGCAACATAATTGTAAGAAATACCCAAGATGCTTGAAAACATATGTGGGTTAGAGGTCAGGTTACTAAAGTGCTCTGGTTTAGTATAGTCAATAGAACCATCATCACCGAACAACATTTCCAAGATTTCATCGCACTGTTTATCTACAGCGCTTTTAGCTGTTTCATTCAGCTGATTGTATTTTTCGAGTAAGTCAAATGACATTTTAAATTTCCTTTAAAGTAGGTTAGTAAATCTAGTTTCCTAGAAGATAAAAAGTTCAGATAACTTTTAGAAGAAGTACCTGATTCATGTTAATAGTATAAGTTTGAAATAATTTAGTAACAAAGCAAAAAAAAAAGATTCCTGACGATATTACTATCAGGAATCTTTTCTTACTACCCAATACGAGTATTAGATATAAATGTTTCACCAGTCACTACGGAATTTCCATATACCTCCACTGAGCGGAGGAACATGGCTTTTCCGACGTATGCGCGATCGGTGACAACGCTGTTACCATACAGTACGGCTTCATTCAGAACTGAATTACCAAATGCAGCACTGTAATCCTTTAATACTGAATGACTGTGTACTCGAGCACCCTCGAATACACGGGCGTTGTCGCAGATGTCTGATGACTCTACAACAGAGTCCCCGCCGACCTCTGCCTCGTCTTCGATACTGCTGAAGTGAGTCACCAGAGCAGAGCCGTTTACTCTGGAAAAACCAGAAACTTTGCTATGCTGATTGACAGTAGCGTTGTGAGCAACTCTGGCATTACCAAAGACTTTTGATCCGCCGTATACCTTGGCGTTATCGTAGATCCAAGCATACCCTTCGTGGGAAAGGTTGTCTTCGGATTCGACGTAACCACCCAGGTCACCTGCTTTGATTACGAAGAAGTCTTTCAAAGCGCGGATGCGATAAAGTTTGAAGCCGTCGACTACGATGCTGTCTTCTTTAACCAGTTCGAATTTTTTGTTTTCCATGATAATCTCTCCTATACAAGGGTTAATAAATACTCTAATATTTCATGGAGGTAATATTAGAGCGGAATAGTTTGATAGATTTCTCTATCGGGTTCACTTAAATAGTATATATTTGAAATAATCTAGAATACTAAATTCAATCTAATAATTAGTAATGTTTTTCAGTTTAAGATTTTTAGTACGTATTTTACCTCTTACTAAATTTGGTTTTCTTTTCCTAAAACTACGATTCTTTAAATTAGGAGTAAAAACCTGTTCTTCAAGATCTTCAACTTTCTCTCTTAGATCGGATAATCTCATTACTGTTGCCATTAATGACAAAACAGTATTTCTATTCGCTTCAGATAGTTTATCATTAATTTTAATAATCTTTTCTTCTAGAAAAATGATTCTAAATCTTAAATCTTCCATGTCTTCTTCGTAAAAATCCATTTTAAAATTCCTAATAAGTTAGATAGTTAAATCAATATAGATACTACTCTCCTCTACCTTAATTGGCAGAGGAGAGAGTTATTACTGATTTTCTTTTTCTTTTCGCTCTTGACGAAATCTTTCCAGCATAAACCAGATACGTCGTGAACGATTAGTTCTTGCTTGGCGTTTGAATCGAGGTTTTCTCATCGAGGTCCTTTTCTTTAGTTAGGATGGCATTTGCATTACGAACACATGCTTGTAAAGATTGCAGGTGTTCTGAGCAATATGCCAATTCGGTTTTAGTATTGGTATAAGCCAATGCCAAATCACGATTGGTTTCTAGGTGATACTCTTTGTCCGTACAGACTTGAGTAAGATCACATTCAATAGGGATTGGTGAAAATACTTTCACTTCTTTTGTTACTGGCGTACATGCAATAAGAATTAATGTACCTAATAATGGTAAATATTTCATTTTGTTTTCTTCCTGTTTAATATTTCTTTAGTTTCTGGAGAAATAGGCGTGTTAGCCCAAGGATCTTTATCCAAAACATTAACTAAAGCCTTGGTGTGTTCATTCGCTGATTTCTCTATCTCGGCAATTTTTGCTTGATGGTCGAAAATAGATTGTTTGTAATTGGTAATGAGTTGATCTTGAGTAGCTGCTTTTTCTTCAAGCAACTTAATCTGCTCTTCCTTACCTTTTAACTTAACATTCGTAACTTCAAGCTTTTGTTTCAGCTCTTCGTTACGTTTGTTTGCAATATCTATTTTGTAAACCATAAGCAAAATGAACATCGCCAGTATTAGTTTCGCATATGGAAAAACATACTTACTTAAAAAACCACAAAATTTATCAAAGATACCCATTTAGAGATTCCTTTCTGAATTTATAAAATATATCTAAAACTCATATACTTTATTTACAGAAAAGAATCCCTAATCCCTCTATCTAGATTAAATTAGACTTTGGGTAAATTATTTATGTAGTAGATACGAACCACATCATCATCTAAAGGTATCGTCTCAACATCAAAGTATTCTGCTTTTAGTCTAACAAAATGACCCCACTCATCCCCATATTTATCGATAAATGTCAGTGAATTAGCATCGTAAGGAATTCCGGCTTCTGCGTTATCCACTAATAACAACGATCCATCATCTTTATCAGTAAGGATAGAAACCGATAGACCATATTGGTTATTAATGAATCTTGCATTACGGATGTAATAGATCAGTGAGTAGTATGCTTTACCAATTGAACATCCTTGATCGTATCCTTTTCTGACAAACTCAGCAAACTTCTCAGAAAGATCCCAAGCAAAGACTGCTTTAATTTCATCACTTGGGAATTTACCATTATAGTAATCTCGCATGAAGTCTTTAAAAATTTCTATATTGACCAAACTACGACCACCAACAGTTCCTAAGTTAGTGCCATTTTTAGTAATGACTAAGTAACCGCTAACATCTTTACGGTTGGTATAAAAGTTGGTGTGAATCGTTCCTCTGTTTACTCTCTTGAAGCGACCAGCATAATAGCAGTAATCCCAATCATCGGTTTTCTGAATAGAAATTTCATCGCTAAACTTAACGATGTCTCCATTCTCACATTCCGACAAATCAATCACGGTACCATTCTCCAGTCGATCGTCATTGACAAAACCTACACCACTGTTGATTACGGCAGATGGACACAGATAGTTATTTAGGTCGTAGTAAACCAGAGTTTGTTTTTCCCCATAGAATTCTTCAGTCTTTCTTCGGAAACTTTCAGCTTCTGGAAGTGAATCAAAGATTGGAAATACTTTTTGTTCTTGTTTTTCAATCATGCCAAATACTTGGTTTGGTGCTTCTTTGTACGGATCGAATTCCATAACTGACCATCCTTCTGTAGAAGAAGCAATAACATCATTTTCTTTTTCAAAACCGATCACCAAGAAATGACTTCCTGCAACCATTGGGTTCTTAAAACCTCTCTCAGACATCTCTCTGACGAATTGTCTGATTGCGATTTCAAAATCCAGTAAAGAAAATTTCAGTACTGGAGAGTCTGGGAAAGCTTTAAGGATTGAGATTAAACTGATGTAATGGAAACGCCATACTTTGTTGGCTACTTTATCAGTGATTTCATTCTTTTTGAATACTTTGTTTTCTTCATCGATAGTGAAGAGAGATTCGATGATTTCACGTACAGTTTTAGCTGAGTAAATTTTATTCATTCTTAATTCCTTTTAAGTTTGTTTATAGAGCATTAGATTACTTAATGAGTTCACCAAATCGCATATAACGCACAGTATCAAAAGCTAAATATACATGTGGGTCATTGCTAAGTACTCTCTCTTGCTCCAGATTAAGCACAGACGGGCGACAAACTTCGATGTAAGGGATATACTCACCTTGACTCCATTCGGCCGCATATTGCGAGATATACTTATTGTGGATGGTTTTAAATTCAGCTTCTTTGATAGAATCTATAACCAACACATCGATTGGGACACCATTAACATCCTTGATTGTTTTAATAGATACTTTGTTTAGTATCGGTAAGGTTGTTGGATCTATTGTGTAGAATTCAGTAAATTCAAATGAGAGCAAAGTAAATGGGTAAATGTTTAATCTATTCTTAGAATAACAAACGGTTACAGAATAAGGTTTAAATGGATTGATGTCTAATCCAAATTCTTTTTGGATTAAGTTTTTGATGATATCTACAGATACTTGACTAAGTAGAAATGACACATGATCGATTACCTGAACATCTTTTCTTAATGCAAAAGGATGTTTCAATATTTCTGGTAAGATTAAATCATTCATTATTACTCTCCACGGCTTTATTGAATTCCAAACAATCTTCATCAGTATTGTTATTTTTCATGCAGTAATTGCGTAATAGATTACATGACGCAGTATGATTATCTTTACAGAGATAACCAGCATCTTCTGTAATCTGTACATGAACAATTGTTTCTGGCTTTGAATCTTCTGTAGGTACAGGTTGTTTAGTAGCACAACCTACAACAAACAAAGAAAATAAAATAGCTAATTTTTTCATGGATAAGTCCTTTTTAAGTTAGATAAAATAAACAGAGTTTAAGCTCTTCAATTAAATAATATAGGTTTGAAATAATATAAATAATAAACACTACAGTACCTTTTGGTACTGTAGTGTCTAGCATTAAGTTCTTTTGAAAGTAACTTTCATACGGTAATCAATATAGTCATCATCAGGATAACTAATTTCATACTCGTAATCAGTAATGGGTAATTTGGTATTATTGAGATACTTAGGATCGGTAATTCTATTATCTGATTTATAGTATTTCTGATTATAGCCTACAACCAAGAACGAGTCCTCAATGGTATACCATTTATCAGTATAATGCGTAATTTGATCATCACTAGGTGTAAGTGTCGCACCAAATAATCGATTGATTAAAGGCTCGTCAAATCCATAGGCTATCAAATCATCATGGATAACTTTACGAAGCATTCTTAAGAATCCATTAACTTTTGCATAGTCGAATAAACGATGGAACCTACGAGAAGTAGCTAACGCCCTCAGACTAGGAAGCATGGTCTGATCTTCAAATACAAAAATCAACTCATTATCAGAAGTATAGTTTTTCTCAACTTTAAACACAATTCTTTCAAGAGACGGATTATTTCGATAATGTGAATTTCTGTAAGATTGGTCTGTAGTTAAAACAAATTTATCTCCCTCTTTGACAAGCGTCTCATCACCCACATGGTTTTCTAATATAGTATAAAAGATTTCACTGAGTTTTAATTTCAAAATGTTGATCTTATACTTTTTACTTGTACCAACTACTAATTGAGTTACTTCATTACTTATTCTACTATAAGTATCGTCAAATTTATTAACAGTTAAAATATCTTCTAATCTATTTTTAGTTACTAAACGAGTTAAGTTTTCCTTTTTAAGATCAGAGAATCTTTGGTCTTTATAAGGTTTACCAATACCTAATAAAGTTGTTTTGAAATCCGCTTTTTCTCCAGTAGAATTTATCAGGTAGAAAGATGGTGGAGTCTGGTCATGAGCATTAGGATTTATATGCACATTATCTATAGCTAAAGGCGTACTATAAATAGTACCATCTATCCGTTGTTTATAAGGAATCACTAAAACATCTACGTCTCTAGTAACGTCACCAGTAGTAATAGGTATACTCACCGTTTGTTTCAAATCACTATTAACCCATTTAGCTCCAGGGATACCTAATGCAGAAATCACATAAACCTCTGGTTCAAAGATCGGTTCATTTGTTTTATCGATTTGTACTTTTAAAGGATATTTCTTTTTACCATAATAACACGGAGATGCTAGGTGAGGAATGACTTCAATTTCGGTATAAGCTTCATTTACATTTACCCTAAATGGATATTTAGTATCCTGAGATAACTTATCACTTTCATTAACCATTGCCGACAAGTTTTTTAAGTCTTCTGCTTTCTTGTCTCTATTTAAAGGCTTTCTTACAGACTCATCGTAATTGAAAACATACCCACGATCATTATTCCATCCAGTAGGCATCCGATTATATACACTAGATGCAAAAGTTTTCTTCTCTTTACGATGAGTTGGAGAACCGTGAATCAAATGCATTTGAATTTGTGTATTATACGATTCCCCATTAACAGTATTGTCTTCTTCAAGAATAGAGATGGATTCAAAATCTCTTCTTCTATCTGCACCGATGCCTGCATCTTCTAGTAATTTATTTAAATTCTCAGTCTGAGTAAGACGAGAATCTACCTTAATTCCCATATTGCTTTTCCTTTTGTTGAATAACGTAATCACAATAAATACACTCTACTCCAAAAAAGGAGTAGAGTGTAGTCATTTAGGCATATCTTAAAGAAATCAGAGAATAAGCACTGTTACCGCTATTACTGAATAAAACGTTTTCTTTAACAAAATAAGTAATACCGATACCGTAACTTTTATCTTCAGTTAAGTAACGGATACTTTCTTGAGTCTTTTCTAGATCAAGATATTTGTAAGGGAAGTCAGGAACATAACGTTTCATCAAGTTAGTAAACTCATCAATATCCGCATTTAACAATGCGTCAATAGAATAAGTTTCTCGATTAACATCAGCCATTACTCGACCACCTGGCAAGAATGAATAAGAAGGAATCATCTCGTATTGAATAACGATATATTCTGCATATTCTCCACGAGGGATACCGACCATAAACACTCTATTAGAATATCGGTCTACTTTATACTCTAATTGTTTAGATGCAGTATTTTCAGGACGTACTGGGTTAACAATGTTTGTACTAACTTTCTCTACCTTATTAATGGTGTTATCTTCGATGTAAGGAATGTCATCCTCTACATCTAAAAGACCTTCTTTAACCAAGTAAGCTTTTACCAAAGAATCAAAGTAAGTAACATCAGTTAACAGACGTTCTTTTTTATCTGGAGTATTGTAGGTATCTTTACCTAACAAACTTACTAAACGAATAGGCATACCTTTTTTAGCCACAAAGGTAATATCGTAATCAATAAACAAGCTATTCTTACGGATATTCGGATTACCATTATGGAAAGTAGTGAAACGTTCAGTAATCGTTTGCCATGCATTAACATTACGGGCTGATTGCAAGATAATGCTTGCATCAGCAATAGAAACACCACGAGCTTTTAATTTTTCCAATGCATGGTTACGCAAAATACGCATAAACTGATTGAATCGATCATAATCACCAAAAGTATTACGTGCAGTACGTGGACCTTTTGTATTGGTGTAATCAGTAATATTAGTAAACTCAATACCTAATTCATTATCAGGACTGTCTACATGAAGTTTAAAACAAATCTTTTCTTCAGGATAACGAGTACGATAAGTTTCGTCCATCGTCATGATGTAAGAATTGGTTTCTTCAACATACTTAATTGGATCACCTTCTGAAATATCATTAATCAAACGATAATAAATATCTCGACATTTTGCTTTCAAGATATTCAAACGATAATCATGTACCCCTTTATTAATGGAAATAACATTATTGTCAGAAACATAACCACCTGACAATTTAGCATTCGTATAAGTCAAAATACTATTATCTTCTTCCATGTCTTTATAAAGAAGTTTTAATGATTCTAAACGTTCTTCAGTTAATTCACCATCAAGTGGTTTACTGATAGGCAATAAAGATTCGTAACTATTTTTTAACACTGGACGTGTAGTATCGGTGTACAACAAATGCGACTTAGTAGGGAAATCCAAACCTAAGTTCATTTTATACATGGTTCCATCGATCTCTTCACGATAAGGCATGACCATCGCTTTAACGGTTTTGGTTTGTCCTTCTTCGTCTTGTAATTCCAAAGAAACGGTAGTATCCTTAGAACCATTTGTCCATTGTGCATGAGGAACAGCCATCGCAGAAACCACGTAAGTTTCAGGTTCAAAGATTTTAATGGATCTAGGATCGGTAAGAATCTTCAGGCCATATTCCTTACCACCAATATAACAAGGTGAATCTAAATGTGGAATGACTTCGATGCGAGTATATTCTGGATTTACTTTAACTCGGAAAGGATATTTCTCATCTTGAGAAAAGAACGTACTGGCGTTAACCAATTTAGTTAAAATACCTAAATCATCTTCACTACCGTCTTTTTTCAAAGGCGTGCCTAAAGCATTGTCGTAAGTAAATGCATATTCGTCATCACCCACCCAACCTACTCTTACTCGATTATAAGAAGTACTTACTGGTGGTCTAGCTACACCATCAATAGGCGTTAGATTAATAACCAGTTTGGTGTTGTAAGGTTTCTCATTAACCGTTTTGTCTTCAGGAACAATAGATACCGATTCAATGTTGCTTTGTTTCTCTTTAGATACCCCATTAATCTCTAATAACTTATTTAAGTTTTCAGACTGGGTAATCTTAATATCTATTCTTGTACTCATTATAAAGCTTTCTCTTAATTATCTACAAACAGAATAATAAAGATTTTATAAAATAACTAAGCTAGGTCCCAGTAAAGGAACCTAGCTTAATCATTAGGGTATCAATCTATTGCTAGATTACAGTTGTACCTCACCGAAGCCATCCAGGTCTTCAGCTACGTGGAATTTACCAACAGTAAAGTCAGCTACTACGTAAACCACACCTTTGATGAAGTTTTCGTAACCAGAAGCAGCAGACACTTTGAAAGTGAAGCTGTCTTTATCGTATACGACACCACCTTCGTCAGCATTTTGCAATTCTACTTTAAATGCTGGGTTGTCTTTAACGTAGTTAGTTTGGATCAGACGTTGCATTGCAGCTTTGATTGCTTCACGACCTTCTTCGGTATCAGGATTACCTACTTGAGGATAATCGGTACCGCGATCAGCCATTTCGTGATACAGAGTGTAGTCGTCTTCACCACCCAGATTAGTAGGGCTAGTACGTACAGTCCAATCTTCACGGCCTTCAGAACCAGAAGTCAAGAAGTCGTTACCGATGGTTTTAGCAGACAGAGGAACAACGTAGAAACCAACGTTAGCTTCAACAGTAGTGTTGTCGTCATTCAAGTCAGCATTGGTTTCGTATTTAACCAATTGAGCAGCGTTAGTGATCAGTTCACTACCGAACTCATCAGCTTGAGTAACCACTTCAGCTTCTTTGAAAGTCAGTTTCTTAGCTTCAGCCAAGCGACCAGCGTGATCGGAATAAGCTTTAGAGAAGTAAGTCTCTTTCAGTTTATCCATATCGGTAACGTTAGCCAAGTCGATGCTTACACCGAATACTTGGTTAGGTTTTTGGTTACCGTAGTCTTTAGCAGTTTTGTCAGACAAGAAGATGTTAGACAAACGGTCAGTAGGGTTCAAGTCAGCAGCTTTAGTTTCGAAAGCGGCGATAGGAGTGAAGCCATCAACCAATGCATGTGGAGTAACCAATTTAGGGAAGATCACTACTTGATCACCACGAGTGGTGTCAGCGCGTACACGCAATACCAATTTGTTATCAGCATTGGTTTTAGTGAAGCACAGATCATTTTCACCGAAAGAGTAGTTGAATTTATTCAAACCATATTTCAGGGTACCTTCTTCACCTTCCAGAGTCAGAGTAACACCTTCGATTTGAGCATCCATGGTGTCTTGTTTGCCTGGAACGTAAGCCAAGACTTTCTTAGCCAATTCATTAACATCTGCAGCTTCTGGCAGGAAACGACCGCCTTCAGAGAAGCTGTCAGTCAGTTTACGCATACCACGGCTAGCCAATGGGTCAATACGTTTGTAGTTGTGTTTCAGGATTTTAGTGAAAGTTGCTTTTTTCTCAGCGCTTTCATCATTAGCAGCATTAGGTACAGAAGAAGCTTCTACACCTTCGTTAGTAATACGACCAGCCAAATCAGCGTCAGCTACACCAACGAACAATTCAGTAGAGCCTTGTTCGTCTGATTTTTGGTTAGTGTAGACTTGCAGTTTTTCCAATTCACTACGAGGATAACCGGCATCTACCAGCAATTCTTTAACATTATCCAAACCTGACTTGGTGAAGTCTACTTTAATTTTATCAAAAGACATGTTGTTATTTCCTAATTTATAAGGATAGAATTAAGAATGTAGAGATTTAAAATTCAGGAAGTGAGCTAGCATCTCGTAAGATCATCGCTTCAAATCCATCCATATCCTCTCTAAGTGTTAGTTTTTCAGTTTTAGGTGGTACCAAAGCTATATAAACTGGCCCACTCATAAACATATCGTTAGCGATACTGGTTTCTACTTTATAGGTTAAAGTAGAATCAGGATAACTAACACCATTACTTGGCTTCCGGACTAATCCAGAACCTTGTAAAGCTTGATTGACAAACTCAGTAAATTGACTAGAGTCTGTTAGTGCGTTATATTTTCCTACTACGTTAAATATAACAAAAGTACCGTTAGAGTTAGTATCTAAACGATCAAATCGAAAACGATTAGTCTGATCAGATATCGTACCTAAATATTGGGCGACTTCTTTATCTACTAATGGAATCATGTAGACATTTACATCACCAGCAATATAAGGATGGTTATCAGTAGGACTAACGTATTTAACCAGATTTAATAAGTTAGGCGTGTTTTCAACAGTAACCGTTTTTGGGTATACTGCGGTTTTAGGAACCACGCCTGCTCTGGTAAATGAATATTTGTCGCTAAAGAATTGTTGTTTACCTTGGCTATCAGAAAACATCACTTCTTTAACTTTATCGGTTACTAAACCAATCTCATTAGAAATAAGATCATTTAACTTAATTACTTTAGGCTGAATAATATTGCCTTTAGAAGTATAAGCTAAATCCGTTCCTTCGTAAGTCTCTTTAGGGATTTTAAACGAATCAGGATTAGGAAGATCAGTAATCGATAATTTTAGTAAAACACGCTTGCCAGAAGTTGCATCTGCACTCATGTTCAGTACAAACGATTCAGAACTAAAGTCTTTAAAACTCAGCATGTTGCTTAGAGAAACTCTAATTTTATTAGAACCATATTGTACTAAACTGTTATCAATGCCTTGGATAGTTAACTTACCATAGTCCTCAGGACGCAATACATTACTAAACCCAAGAGCTTCCATGACATATCGGGTAGTAGAAGTCAACTGATCAATACCGTGATCGTATCCTACATCAGAATCAGTAACTGTGGCTTCAGATACAAAATGCTCGTCAACAGTTAATCGCTTATATCGATGATGAAATACTTTATTGCCTTCAGCTTCAGGAGTAAATGACTCTTGGTGCTCGTTACTGTATTGAGAGGCAATGGATGCAGGTACTTCGATATAAATAGAGGTGTTCAGACCAGTTGGTGTTTCACTAATATCGACCGGACCCTGTTTTACTTTTAACTCAGAAACCCTACCATCAGGATAACCGCAATCTTTTAACAATAAGTCAAAGTTCTCACGGTCTGATAACTTAGGGTTATATTTAATTTTAAAAGCCATGTTTATATCTTCTTATTTAAAGAAAGAATACATTACTGGAATGCTGTCGGCCATGGGTCATCTGTTAAGTAAGTAATGGTATCAAAACGAATATCGTCAATAGCCTTTTTAGCATCTTCTTGGTCGAAGAACTCTAAACGAAATTGATTTTTATCGTTAACGCCACCTAACTTCCAGACGCCATAAGCTTTATTGGTTAAGTCAGAATAGAATTGACCAATCAAACTAGACGGAGAACGAAAACCAACAGGGATAAGATTCCAGGTAGGAGGACAGATATACGTGTGGTAAATTTTACCACCTTTAGCTAAACCAGTCCAACTCTTATCAGCCTGAGCAACAATACCAAACCAGTCAAACTGAGCACCACCGAATTTCCATGTTACGCGCTCATTTACTCGTCTAATCCAGACTTTATTACTACTATTTTTTCTAGTAGTAGCTCTTGTTATTTCTACCCAGCCTGTGTCACCTTCAATTACTTTCCAACCGGTATTACCACCAGCAGTGGTTTTTACCCATTTATAAGCACCTAAGGTACGATTAGTATCGATGTAAGTAACGTCTTTATCGGCAACGACTTTTCCTTCAGGAGAGCCAGTACCAGTAATAACTTTTGTAGCACTAATCAACTTAGCTATTTCAGCATCTTTTTCACCAAGATAACGAGCAAAATCTAGGAACAAGGTCTTTAATTTGGAATCTGCCATTTTAAAAACTCCTTTAATTACGAGTAGATAGGTTGTAGACATATATCTACTCGTAATCCTAGATATTAACTATTAACCACGAGCCGCGTTATATGCTTGTTTAAGAGCATCGAGAGACAAGTCAGTCACATCGGTTTTCTTAGCGCTTTCTTCCAAGCTAGCCACTTTAGTAGTCAAAGCTTCCAAAGATGCTTTATTGGCTTTAGACAAAGTGTCGGCAGCTTCTGCTTTAGCAGCAGTTACTGGCAGTTGAGCCATGTTTTGTTCATTAGTTTCTGCTTTAGTTTTAGCCGCATTTGCAGTAGCTTCGGCCGCTGCAATTTTTTGATTAGCAGTAGTTGCACCATCAGTCAGAGTTTGAATTTTGCCTTCGAGTTCAGAGAACTTAGACAAGATTGCTTGAGGAGTGTTACCTTGAGCATCTTTCAAGTTTTTCAACTCAGCTACGATTTCACGAATAGTATCCAACTCTTCGTCTACCTCGCCACCCATTACAGTTTGGTGCAGGTTTTCGATCTTAGCTTTCAACTCTTCAAAGGTAGCTTTATCTTTCTCACCCAAGAAGGTAGCAAAGTCATTTAAAATATTTACCAAAACGTTTTCAGGAGAAGCCATTTCTTTAAATCCTTATTGAAATATTAAAATATAAAATCTCGAATATCAAGATATAAATTTATAATTATTGACGTGCGTTATTGTAGTTATCGCGCATACGGTCAAGTACGGACTCACCTTGTACTTCGCTAAAGCCTACAGTGTGGTCTTCGTCAGATACAACATCAGCAAAACCATTCAAGTTTTGTTGTACAGTAATCTTAGGTACGACTACTTCGTCTTCACCACTGTAAGTAACGTAGGCATGCAATTCACCACCAACATAGTCGGCAATAGAAGTAGCAGGCAGTACAGAGATTTCCAAACGATGGTTGGAAGCAGAATCACGTTCTACATCGATCAAGTCAGCATAAACACCAAAGAAACGTTTAATCAAAGAACGAGCAGCGTTAAATGCATCTTGAGCATTTTCATGTTTACCCAGTTGGATATCGAAACGACAGCCATCATTTGTATCGGATGCCAGGATGAAAGATTTTACTTTAATACCGCTGTCACGATATTTAGATTCTTGTTCTACATCCAGTTCAAATTTACCAGAATCAGCAACCAGTTTGGAGATATCGGAAATGCCGATCATCATGCGGATATTACCGTATACCAAACCATCTTGGTCACGATCCATGTCTTTAGAAAGACGATACAGAACGGAAGATAAGTAGTTACGAGAAGCAGTTTTCTCGATCTCTTGCTCAGAAGTTTTAGGATTAGCAAGTTCACCACGGAATGATGGATGACGAACGACATCCAAAGCTTTAGCTTTCATTTCGTCTTTAACGGCTTTAGCTTTAGTTGCACCGTAAGTCTCTACCAAGAAACGACTCAAGATTTTTTCATCAGTTTCTTTAGAGGTACGAGCAGGTACAACAGACAGTTCGTTATACAGACCTTTGCTGACAACAGTATCTTCGGTAATGAATGGGTTAACGGTAGAAACCAGTTTTACCATTTGTTTATTCAAGTTAGCCAGATACTGAACTTTCAGAGTGGCGGTACCAGTAAAGCCCAGAGAATCACGACGAGCCGCGATGTCCAGTTTATTCGCACCGTACTTCAGAGAACCATCTTGCAGTTCGTAAGTCAAACGTTCACCAATGAAAGGATAACCTTCTTTAGTGAAACGATTTTTAACGTAAGTTACAACATCCATGTTATCCAGTTCTGTATCCAGAACAGTCATGGTTTTATTACGCCAATGATGAGGAATTGGAGTAGTACGATTATAGAAGTGTACATTGCTGTACTTACCAGTAAGTTTAGTCAGTTCACCAGAGTAGTTTACTTCTACTGCGGTATTACCTGATTTATTTTTGTACTCTGCATAACGATCGTCGTTAGATGGACGAACAGCAACAACTTCAATATCATCCAAGTATTCTTTAGGATAACCACAATCCATGAAAATCTGATTCAAGTTTTCACGAGGACTACGTGTAGCATAGTAATTAAATTGTTTATAGTCAGACATTTTAAGTAGCCTATGTATAAGATAAAATATTTTTAGGGTAAATCAACACAGTAAGATAATTCAGTTTGGTTTTTAGTAGGCCAAACATAATTTACTTTATTGTGTCTAAAAGTAACAATATCTGCTTTAGATAAAGCTTTTAAGAATCTAATCTGTTCTTCAGTAGGATTAGGATTGTCGTTGATTACTGGAACATAATACAAACGTCCATTGATACCCATTGAAGAAAGATTGCTCTCTTCTCCGTCGATCGATAATCTAACTATAGACATCGCTCTCAAAGTATTTATTGTAAACTTCTTATTCCTACAAGTCAATACCAGAGCAACATGATCATCTTTACTTAGTTTGTATTTAATTCGATTGCCTTCTTTTTGCAAACGTTGCCATTTTACAGATACTGTTGAGGCCACATTGTCTCTGACAGATACTTCATGGATATAAAATACGTAAGCTAATAGAATAAGACTCAAAATACTTAAAAGTAAAAGTAATCCTGTTGTTAACTTGTTTTGTAAGAATATCTGTCTGAGGATTCTTCTCATTTAGATAACCTTAATATAACGTATAAATTAACGATAATTCAAATCATAAGAGTCAAAAATACCTACTACACTCACTACATGTTACTGTAGTGAGTGCAATAGATAAAATATAGTTTTCCTTAACCCTCTAGGGAGAAAGAAATAGGCTCATGACTTTGGTAGTCTAACAACTTGAAATCATCCACAGTGATTTCTCCAGAAACAATCTTTTCAATCGTTAAGTCTGGTCTAACATATAATTTAGGTAAAGGATAAGGTTCACGTTCTAACATCTCTTTTGCTTGATCTACATGAGATAAATACACGTGAGAGTCATGAACCGTATGGCGATGAGACAGAGGCAATACTTTCAAAGCATTTGCAATCATTAGATTCAGCAATGCGTATTGAGCAACATTATGCGGTTTACCTACCATGACATCATTAGAACGCATCACAAGCATGGTTTCGATACCAAATTCATAAGGTTCAATATCGTAAAAGGTTTCGAATGCATTAAACTGATCTTTCTGATATTGAATAGATTGCTCTTTTTGTTCTTTAGTTAAAGGACGCAATGAAACATAGAATACTTGATGACAGGTATCTAAAGACATATTACCTAAATTAACATTTTCAATAGGTGTCAGACTTTCATCTGGTCTCAAACCTAAAGCAATATTAGACAAGTAATGACGGCGAGAAATAGTTTTAGTCTCAATATCCTTTTTAAGACCTTCTAAAACATTACTTACTTGATCCACATGAATAACAGAGACCATTGGGTCATTACTACTGCCTGCGTAGTCAAGATACAATTTTACCTCAGGTTTCTTACGCCAAAGCATTGGGTACATCGGGCCAATGGTATTGGTTTCTTTACTGGTCCATTTTTCCCAGAATGGAACATTATTTTCTTTTAAGAAAGATACATCTACTTCACCTTTCAAAAACCAAATCAATTCTAAGATGGTTTTATTCAACCATACTTTACGAGTAGTCAATAAAGGGAAATCACCATTAGACAATGGGTATTTTTCAGAAGTACCAATTAAAGAGACCATCCCTGTACCAGAACGATCATTCTCAATAACTGTACCTTCTTCCAGAATATTTTTTAATGTATCTAAGTATTGTTTCATTTTACTTTCCTTTTAAAAACGGTAAAAAAGAAATAAGAGTATTCCTCTATAAAATAGAGGAATACTCGATTATTTTACTTATGTTATAATTTAACAGAAGAGAGACTGAACAAACGTACAGCAATGTGATTGTATTCTTTAGTATAAATATTTTTACGAGAGTATACCAAGTAGAATACACGAATAATTTTACCATTCTTCTCAATGAATTCATGATGAACAGAGAAGTAAGCTTTATTATTCAGTTCTTCACGAATAATTTGGCTATATTCAGAAATTTCAGAATATACTTTCTTGTAGTTGATTTTCTCTAAAGTAATACTGCCATTGGTCAAACCATTAGCAATAAAAGAAATACCAGCACATACATCGTGCAGTTGTTGCTCTGTATAAGGAGCATCATCCATCAAATGTGGGAACAGTTTTGGATTCAGCAAATTAGTTGTATATACTTTATCACCGAATTTCAATACTTTCAAATCAAACACTTCATTAGGATTGAGTTGTTTGGTTTTAGGCAGCTGAGAAGACAGTTTGAACATCAAATCCAAATTATCCATCAGTTTTACAGTTTCCTCAACAACATTAGAAATATTGTTGTTTTTTACCTGTTCGTATTTTTGATCCAAAGTCAAATTAGACTCTGGAGTTTCTTCACGAAGATAAACAGTAGATGGTTTATAATCTTCAGGAGCTTGCGCTACGGATTGTTTTTTATCCCGATGCGGTTTCCCGTGATGTTTGTGTTTTTTGAACTGGCTTAGTTTTTTGTGAGTTTCAGGAGTAAACATGGTATATAATAACCCTTATTAAGATTTAAAGGAAAAGAAAATTACTATGAACGACATATATTATTTAATGCCGTTCATAGTTAGAGTTATGTATACCTGTTACTCAATGATTATTATTCAGCGTCTAATAGACTACCGTTCTTTCTAAGACCTGAATATTCTCCATTACTTTTACGGTAAACTTCCCAATAAGGAATATGAATAAAATATTCTTGAGTGATCTTTTTAGCTTTAATCTGATTCTGCAAGAAATTTAGATAGCAGGTGGTATTACGCATCCGCATTTCATAAATCAGTTTCTCTAGTTCTTCATGTCCTTTTGTTTTCTCGATGATATCGAGTGTGTCTTGATAACCTACCAAAGCAGCGATCTCACGATATTCTTGTTCAGGTAAAGAATTCACATCAATTTTGTCCATAATTAATTTCCTTTCAATAATGCTTAAGCACAATAGCTCAAATAAAAAATTAAACATAAATAAATTCTCTACTCCTTTTTACGGGAGTAGAGAATAATATTGCAAACATTATAAACAAGGTAGATCGTTCTCAGAACGGTCATGTACGGTTACTTTATACACGGTACCGCTAGGGACACTAAATGAGAATGAAGAAGCTCGATTCAAAGCTTTAATAATGTCTTTACCATCGCCTTCAGTAGTGTAATAAATTTTATCATCTACCGTGATGTCTCTAACCATAACACCGTTAGAACGACCAAATACAAAATAAGCACCTGTATCGAATTTTACTAGTTTTGAATCTTTAGCATCACAACGATAACTAAAATAACGTTGATAACCTTTAGCTGTTTTCTGCAAACCATACAGACCAACAATCAAGTCACCATTTGTCTCTTTAGTAAGTCCAAATGCCGCATCAATGATAATGGGTTGTTCTTCTTTAGGTAATTTAGGTTTAGGTGTAGGAGGAGGCGGTGGAGGAGGTGGGGCAATCTCAACCGGACTTTCCAAGACATCTTTACCATCAGGAATCCCTGTTGCTGCCGGTGTACTTAAGTTATTCTCTAAAGTAGGAATGCTGGTTTTATCCCGTTTAGCATTTTCTAACTCTACAGCAACACGTTTATCATTTATTGAAAAATGATATGCGATAAAAACAACAGTACCAATTAACACTAGGCCAAATAAAATACTTAAGCCTTGTTTGAGTTTAACTCTCATTTTATTTAGTTATCCTTATTCTTTTTAAATATTACTCCGGATTAATGATTCGTCCATTAGGATTAATCACATTACCATTAGCATCATCTACCTCTTCTACAAAATCAAACCCACCAGAGTTATGGGTAATAATCAGAGGAGATTGTTCTTCTTTAGGCTCTTCAGCATTACAACAGCAATGATGGTGATTGTGCGTTGGTTTAGGACGACATTCTACTTGCTTAGGTTCTTGCTCTTTAAAGCCCCAATACTCTTTATTGAAATATTGAGTATTACCATCATTGTCTTGATATTGGAAAGCACGAACAGAAAGCAATTCTTGTAAGTAGTTACGTTTACCATTCAAACCTAATGACATGAAATAAGATTTGTTTACCAAGATCTGTACTTTGTCAGAAGAGACAGTATAAGATGGACCACCTACCGCTACCGTAACCATTGCGGTGTCAGTAGAATAGTTTTGCCAACTTTTAATAGTAGAAGAATTAATTTCTTCAGCAACAAATCGAAAACCTGAACGAGTTGCTTTTACTGAATTAAAATAAACTTCAGTATTGTCGTATACTTTACGACGGAAACTATTGTCCTGAGAAGGAGCATCTTTCAGAAGCAAAGATTTCAAAGTATGTAAAAGTTGATCCACTGTTTGCACAGGACAAGGAGAACCTGCCAATACTGCCATTCCATCTTCAGACATATACCAAGAAGGACGACAAATAGAATCGTACAGTAACTTATCTTTAGGGAGTTCTTCAAGATCTCGAATTAATCGATAAAGTTCCATTGAGAATATTCCTTTAGTATCTAATAATAAATCAAAAAAAAAGAGTATCGATTATTTACCGATACTCTTTTTGTAATTTCTCATAGGACTATAGATCAGTCACCTTATATTGTTCTTTATTATTCAAGATATCAATAATGTTATTAACTGTTTGTTCTACTGAAACAGTCGGTAAAACAAAATAGTCGTAGATATCTGGATTGAAATAAGAACAGTCTTCGGAGAACTTAACCATATAGTGATGGTATTTGTTACGCATGATCTGATCAAACTCTAAAGAAGTTTTATCAAACTCTTTATCGGACTCATCATTAGGTGTAACATTACCAGAACGACGCTTACGTTCTTCTAAAGGACATTCTAAGAAGAATGGCAATACTGGAGCTTGTGTTAAAGCAACCCAGTTTAAGAAGTCGTGAGCGGAATGTAGGCGAGAGAGTGCCGTGATTAAGACGTCGCGTTCGTGAGAGCGATCTAAACGGAATTGGTATTTCTTAGGATTTTTCACCATGTCGATAATATCGACAGGTCCATATGCAAAAGAAGAACCAATAAAACGATCAACAATAATAGTCACATCTTGGTCAAAGAAATTAACCATGTCTACTAATGCTTTTAATTGAGTGGTTTTACTAGAAACAATACTAGCAACTTCCATAACGAGAGCCAAGTAAGGTGTATCAACACCATCCTTATTAAGATTAATATAGTCTTCAGCCGTCATTTGTTTAGAAAAATTATTTTTCTTCACACCGTTACGAAGACGATCAAAAGAATTAGCAACACTTTTCTTAGCTTGTTGAAGTACTTCTAAGGAAACTTTCGTGTTGTTAATAATGTAAGCATCCTTTTCAGGATTCAGAGTATCAATTTTAGAAATGAAGTATTCTTCAATCTCTTCAAGATCTTTGCTATTAGGGGTATTCAATACCAGCACTTTGTGATCAAACTTATTCTTCAGTTCGTTGATCACAGTTGTTTTACCACTGTGGGACAAGCCTTCCATGATAATCAGTTGTTTCAGCATGTTATGTTTCCTTTTCTTAAGATAAACTAAAAAATAATAGACTACTCCTTTTTAGGGGAGTAGTCTACCGAGCCGTGATCAGTAAACCAAATCACAAATATTACCATTACGGAAATACTTCTCAGAAGCCGGATCTGAGATTACTGCCGGAATACTATAACGATAGGTATAGGTATTCTCAAGGATGTGTTTGTTAATAGCATTTTCTTCAAACAAACTCATCACTTCATCACGATAAGTATTAGGATCTTTTGCGTAACTACCATACACAGCATCGTGATGAGATAAGTCCGTTACATTTTCTGTAAAGGAGATACCTTGTACTGCCAGTCGGTTACCCAACTCACCATTTACCAATCGACGAGGATCAGTGTAGGTGATCGGAATACCAGTGGTATCGTCAGTAATACCACCAACGTTCACGTCAGCAATCAGATTATAGTTTACATCCACATACCGTTTAAAACCGGCAGTAGTTGTGTTACTGATACGATTACCCAACTTGTCAAACGTAGGATGTTTTTCAGGTTTCGTTACGATACCACGACGTAAGTAATCGCCATTGTTGGTGATTACAAACTCGTAAGGATGGCTCTTACTATAACGGGTTTCAAAACCTGTGGAGTAAATAGCAAATCCACTACCGAGTGAGCCACCACCACAAGAGTATAACAGTCGGAACGGTTCACCTGAATCATTCTTACCGTTATAAATCCACGTTGGGCCGAACTTCTGTACGGCATCGTAAGCTTCTGGATCTCGGGTACCAGCTGAATGGAATTCCCAGCCGTTGTTGAACACCTCGTCGAACTGCTGGCCAGTTTTCTCTGGATCGCCATAACCCAGATCTTCTGGAGTCATCTCTGGGGTTTCTGAAGCCATTGCTTCGCTTGCTGTAACGGAGGAACCAACAGCAGAAGCTGCTTGAACAGCCTCTTTAGCTTCTTTGCTTTCGCAAGCAGTCAGAAACAGAGAAGCAGTGATCAAAAGAGTGATGATAGATTTTTTCATTTTGAATTTCCTTTAAAAAGATAGATTAAATAAATGTTTTTCTATCCCTAAGTTTTATTTACCTAGGGATAGAGATGGTTTAATTATAAGAACTGATCATTCAGTCCTTTATGTTCAGACTGTTCAGGTTCACTTAACATCTTCGTAGCCTGACTGATCTTGTATTCCAGAAACCGGATTTTTTCTTCCAGTTCCTTAACACGGTCTTTAGCAATAGATTGCCCCATCACAATTGGATGGGATTCTTTTGCCAGTGGTAATACATCAACGAGTGTAACGCCGATGTAGTTACAAATCTGGTAAACCAGATCAATGGATATCAGGTAAGTACGGAAGCTGTGATGTCCTGGACTAAGAATATTTGAGAGCATTGCCTGCTTCAGACCTAAGTGGTCTGAAATCTCTTTCAAACGGATTCCTTTGTCCATAATAATATTTTTCAAGTTAGTCTTCAATTCTGCATTGTATTTGTAGAGGTCGAGATTTTTTGAAGAACGAATGCGAAAAGACATGGTTATTTCCTTTATATAAAGTTAGAATAAAATTTGAGCTGATCAAACTCACTTAAATAGTATATATCTGAAATAAAATAAAAAAAATAATCTCTACTCCCGTAAAAAGGAGTAGAGATTTCTAATAGCTTATTTAACGGTTAAACCACTTTGCTCAGATTCCTTTTTGTAATCACGATTTAAAGAATCTTCAACAGTGAATTTCTCAGGATATCTGGCTTTTAGTTTTTCGATGTTTGCTTGAGCAATTTCAGCTAAACTATAAATTTTATACTGAAAATTATCACGCGTAACATCTAAATACAACAACCAAATAATGATGTTGACACACAGATCATCAAACTGTTCCAAATGTTTGTAATCTAATGGCTGTTTATAGAAGTAGTGTTTCTTATAAACATCCAACGCTCTCGCACTTGATAATAAGAAATCCTCTAGAATACCAGAGGTATATCCATACCCAGCATCGTTATCATCGCAAAGATACTTAATGTGTTTATACTCCTGTTTAAGTTCACCGAGTTTAGTAAAATAACGTTCTGGAGAAAAATTCTCATTAGCATGTTCGATAACCGAACTGTTAATACTGATCCTTTTATCGAGTTTTCTAACTGCATCGTAATAAAGAGCAATATACCAGACAACATCGCCAATCTCAGAAACTAAAGCCTCGTAATTTTCTTTATTACCATAAGAGATATCAGAAAGTTCTATGGCTTCACTTAACTCACCGACCATCCCAATCATCGCATGGAGAATGCGATAAGAAGGATCATCGTTTAACGTACTGTCTGTACGCACTGCTTGTTTTGCGTAATTTTTGAAATCAAAGTCTACAGTACAATACTTAATCTCAATGCAAGTAAGATCATGAACAAAGTCATCTGTTACTTCTGTTACTTCAAAATAAGGACGACCACTCTCTTTATCGAGTTTTTGATGTTCGATAAATGCTTCGTAAGACTTGGGATCGTTTTCTTTCATGTACTTAAGAGTATCCTTAAGTCCGGCACCACCAAACCTATTATAGATGTGGTGAAACATAGAACAATAGTTTCTAGTGGTTTCGTTTACTTCTTTTTGAAGTTCGGAAATTCTTTCACTTTTTTGTTGAGAGATTTCTGCATCGGTATATACTTGACAAGACATGTTAGGTTTCCTTTATTAGTTAGGTTGGTATTACAGAGGGTTGGTAAAAGCCAATATACTCAGTAGCTCGGTTAGTTTACGAGATACTATAATAGCGTGACGATCTCTGTCATTAAGATTCTCTTTCTTCACGATCCAGATATTAACTAAAGGAATCATTTTCTTAATAACAAAATACGGATTACTAATGTAAAACGGAGCACCGTAGTTACTTAAGTATTCTTTAATAATTTTGTCTAATTGTTTCTCTTGTTCGACCAAGATCGGATCACAGACTTTATTGAAATTTCCATCTGTACCTTGATAGATATCAAGTATATCCGAACTGGATAATTGTTGGATGTCTGAACAAATCTCTTTCAACTCGGGATCTTTAGCCATTTCAAATCGATAAACATCGATGTATTGTTTAAGATCCACAAAGTTGTGGACAAGCTCTTTATAGATCCTTTCACGGCTATTTCTAATGGTTTCAGTGTTTTTGACTATTTGCTGAGTACAAGCTAATGAAGCCAGTAATTCTGTAGAACTAATTTCCTTATTACGATACATGTGGATCGCTTCTATTAAAGAATCTAATCCAGCATCTTCGTCTTCAGAAACTGGCATTTTATAGTCACCAAAATAAATATAATCGCAACGAAATTTACTCATCTTTTTTACCTGCCTTAATTAGTTGGTTATATGCGATCAGCAATAAAAGACTGGTTTCTACTTTCTCCATATTTTGTTTTATGTACATGTCAACACCGATATAATCCAAACATTCTAAAACCCCAATACCTTCGTCTTCTTTAAGCTTTTTTGACAATCTGTCAAAAGTATCTTTTTGATACTGTTTGATCACGGTGAGTATGTCGAAACACTCAAGAACATAGTCGTGGCCTTCTTTATAATCTTTACCATTTTCTTTTAAGTACTTAATGATAAGATCATTAACACCGCCATGATTCATTCTAATGATTGTTAAATCTTCTTCTGAATAAAGTGGTTTCTTGTATTTGTCGATAGAATCCATAGCTGTATAAAAGTCTTTAATGACTTCCATACCGTTTACTACTTTTTCTAAGCATTCGTTGGTATTAATTTCAAGCATTTTACTATTCCTTTATAAAAGTTAGTTTAATTACTTCACTTTAATAATATAGATTTAA